TATTTGGAAATGCCTTTTCAAGTTTTTCAAATACTGTTCTTTTAACCATCATGTAACCCGTACCAATTTCAAGAACTTCTAAAGGTTCGGTGACTTGAAATGTTTTTGTTCCATGTACCACATTGAATACATATTCACCAACAAGTTTTTCTAATTCTTTTGGATCCATATCGGGATTGTTTCTGGCTGCTTGTGCGATGTTACCCCAATTAATTGATTTTTTAGGATAGGGACCACCAATTACATCTTTATCTAAAGCCATCATAGCCAATACATCTTGTGGATTATAATGAATGTCGGAATCAAGGAACAACAAGTGAGTACATTCTGAACGGAGGAATTCATCAACGAGATAATTTCTTGCTCGAGTGATCAGAGATTCGTTGAATAGAAATGAGAACTTCGTATCAATACCATATTTGGCCATTGTTGCTTGTAAGTCCAAACACGATTTGACATATAGGCCGTGAGCCATGCCGCCATACATTGGTGTAGCGACAAATAATTTATTTTGCTTTAATTCATCAAGCTTAACTTTAATTTCCATAATATGCCCATAAAATAAAAAGAGGAATCGACACTTTTATTTATCGATTCCTCTCCACTTTTCCTAAACTATTTTAGGCAAAAGCACGCTCACCTTGAGCACGGATAGCGGCAATACCTTCAGCGACCATACGCTTTGTAGGCTGACCTAAGCGATAGAAAGAAACTTTCTCACCGCTTGAATTAACACGGCTATTCAAGTAGATAGCATGGCCATCGTTACGCAAATCATTGATAGTTGCGGAAGGATTAGCAATACCAAAAACAGATTGCATCTTAGCTGCGGTTAATGTGTTATAGGCAGAATCTTTAGAAAGATATGCCAAGACTTTTTGCTTAGTTGACTTCATTACAAAATACTCCAAATATGGTCTCTACAAGGTAAATCATTTGAAAGGAGACCGTTCTTTCAAATATGAGATAAGTATATCAGATTACGATAGGGCTGTCAAGCGTTTTCAAGGTAAATATGAAAAAAGACCCGACTTTCGCCGGGTCAAGTGCCGAAACAGTTAAATAATTATAGTGCAATTGTATTATCGGGTGCAGGTTCTTCAGGTAAATCGATTGTTTGTGCCATTAAGGTTTCAGTATTAGCACCCGCATCAACCTTGGTGTATAAATCCATGAAAGATAATTTTGTATCGGTATCAAAACGATTCAAACACAATTCAATTGCCTTCATCTTATTACTAAACACACCATAGGTACTAATGATATGCACAAGACGGCGAGTTGAAATCACTTCATCACAACCACCTTCAGCAAAAGTTTTACGAATAACATCTGCCCATGTAACTAATTTCTCAGCGAAATCATCATCTAATTTACCAACAGTTGCCAATTCTTTCTTTAGAATTTTCTTTTCGATATTAATTGGAGGCCAATCTTGCTCAATTGTATTCACAAATCGCTCAAGGAAAGCTTCGTTCAAAACATTGGTAAACATATAGCGACCATCATCACTACCTTTACCTTTAGTATTTGCAGTAGCAAACACAGTAAAACCTGGGGCTGGTGTAATTAATTCACCTTTTTTCTTTAGTAGAAATGGTTTACCTTCAAAAACCCGTTGTAGAGAGGAAAGATTATTTGCACCATAATCAATTTCGTCAATACAGAGTACAGCACCTTGACGAGCCGCCGTTGTTACGGGACCATCACGCCATTCCATTTGGCCGTTAATCAAAACATAATTACCTAAAAGGTCACCCTCATCGGTTTCAGGTGTCATAGACACTACTACAAATTTTCTTTTAGCTTTTGCACAAGCTTGTTCAATTGACATTGTTTTGCCGTTACCTGATTGACCAGTAACAAAAACAGGAAAGAATCTTTCAGATTGTACGATAGCAAGCACATCATCAAAATTACCAAATGGTACATAATTTTTATATGCAGTAGGTACTAAATTTGATACATCAAGATCAGTAACAACATTAGTAATACGATTACCACCAGATTCTACAGGTTTTTTCATAGGAATCACTTGAGCATTTAAATCGATTGTTTGAGTTTTTGTTGCAGGCATTTTACCTGGAACTTTAAAAATACCTCGCTTTAAACGATTTGCTTCTTCATTGGTGAACCAATATGGATGAGCAATTTTAATTTTAGAACAGATTTTTTTAATATCTTCGGTAGTAACTTCAGATTTACCACTTGATACTAAAGCATCAATAAACTTCTGGCGGGTTTCGGCACGCTTTGACATAATATAAAACTCCTATTTCACTATAATAAAACCATTATAAAGGAATACAACAGAAAAGTCAAGCCCTCTGTTGTATCCACGCAACACTTAGGCAGCTATACCTTGTATGAACTTGGAGACCATAACACGGTTTACCTGACGGACTTTATTAAATTTCATAAAAGCTGTTTTTAATTTGTTGGCCGTCACTTTGCCATTTACTTCAAAATCTTCATTTTCAATCTTCAAATCATTACCACCAGGGGTTAGATAGAATTTATCATATCCGACATTATCAGATTCTAAAAATTTCTTTTCTTTTAGTTCTTTTGCAAGAACTTTACATTCTTCTTTAACACCCCAATAATTTTTTTGGCGCATACTATCAATCTTTTTAGAATGATACCTTCTCTCAATAGCATTACGCATGTTACTGGCGCTACCTTCAATAAGGAAGAAACCAAAAATTCTTGTGCCAGTTTTATGTTTTAGCCATTGAAATATAACTTTTCTCAGAGCATCATAACTATCCCACATACCCATTGCATTACTGGTTTTAATTTGCATTTCGAATTTCGATTTCTTATCTACAACAAATACATTTTGTGCGTTTGAGCTAAAATGTTTAGGAACCAATTTACCCTCAGGTGAAAGAGTACATCTATAATTAATACCATCAGAATCACCATCGTGTACAATAACTGTATTAATAATATCAAGATTGTTTTTTTGTTTAAAAGCATTAATGATTGGTTCGAGTGCAATTATAGATTCAATCAAAGGAGTATTTGATAACACTTCCGAATTTGGTGAAGAATAATGGCCACCCGAAAAACCTTCCATCAATAGCAACATGTTTTTAATAGAAGCATTCCATTCAACATTAGACATGGATGAATTCAAATACTCACGCAAATAACAATCATACAAATAAAATTCATTTTCATTATGAGTAAAAACATTTTCACCGTCAACTTTTTCGTTAGGAAAATCTGTTTGACGAGATAATGAATGATTACCAAAACCATAAACTAAAAATGGAATATTCACTTTACGACAAAAACTAGCTAAGATTAAAATCTGTTCAATAGAGGAATACATATTTCTGTGCATTGAACTTGATTTATCAAGCAACAATACCAAGCCATGAGATTTACCTTTTGGTACTTTCATAACTTTACGGAAAATAGAATCATCTATTTGATATTTGTAAACTTTATTTACATCAATATCACCAGTATTTGAAATTTTAGCTTTGGCATATCGTGTGGCTGCTTTACGCATTTCAAATTCTTTAGCTAAAAGACCAATGTATCGATCATTTTTCTTTTTAAAATCGTTAAGTAATTTATTAGCACGATGGCCACCTTCATCTTCAGAGTAATTGCCTTTCATAGAATAATAGGCATGTAATTGTTCTTGTACTCGTTTTGCAGGTGTTATAACATTTTTAAGATTCTTTACAGAAGGAATTTGTATGTACACATATTCTTTACACTTGTCATCAAGCAATTGCATTTCATTTTGGCGGAAAGAATCATCAGTTTCGCATGATGGTTCAAATTCGTCATATACTGGCTTAGATGGTTTGTAACGGTTAATCGAATCCGTTAAATCTTTTTTTTCGTTTTTTTCCTCATTAGATTCATCAGAATCTTTGCCATTAGAAGGGTTTTCATTTTCTTGATCTTGGTCTAATTCATTATCTTCATTGCTTTGTGAATTTGAACCAGATTCGTTTTTAGAATCTTCACCTTCTTCGCTTTCTTCATCTTCAAAATCACCGCCATCTTGTGAACCTTGAGAATCATCTTCGCCATCATAATCATAGTCCTCAATATCTAGACTATCAAAAAATTCTTCAGCCATTTCAAACTGTTCATCTTTAGAATATTTCCAGACTTCTTCAGTAACTCTTAAAACATCTTCCCAAGATTCGACAGCTTCTACTTTTTTTACCAAGGTTTGTTCTTGTGCTGAAAAGGTAATACCAAGAATGTTATCACCAAGAGTACCGCCACTTTTAGTAAAAAGATTTAGACGATTAATAAATGACATTTCATTAATATCCTCATCTTTAATACCAAAGAAATCACGGTCAATTAAATTTTTGTAACCATCAACAAATGATTTACGGAGGCCTGGATAACGGCGTTTAACTTTTTTCTCAATGCGAGCATCTTCGATTACATTTAAAAATGATTTGTATGCTTTACCTCTTGATTGAGCAGCATCATGCCAACCATCCGCAGGAGTGTAAAGTGCATGGCCAACCTCATGACCGCCTAAAAGGTCATAGAGAGCGCCTGACATATTTTGCCAGATTGGGAGATATAAAACACGATTTTTTGGATCAAATTTGGCGGTTTGTATTTTTTGATGTTCAACCGTGAGATTTTCAACAGCCAAAAGCTTGACTAATTGAGATTTAGATTCGACACTAAAATTTGACATAATTATATACCTTTTTTACTTTATCTAACCATTATACTACAATAATAGTCAATTGTCAAGGCTTATGTTGCTTAAAAACAACAGTCTGGAAGTGTTGTTGGATATATATAGGATCGGCTATAAGATATTTTAATAATAAAATTTTATAGGCAAGTTTGGAGCGGTGGGGTGCTTTGCTCACCTAAATTAAGAGGGTGTCTTAATCCGTACTATTACACACCGCATATTTAATACTATACTACACTTGTGTTACTTTGTCAACACTTTTTTTTATTATTACCGACCTACTTGAGGTAGGTATTTTGCCTTAGTTTCTTCCCATGACAGGTAAATCAAATCATCATAGAAAAGCGTTTCATGTGAAACTTTATCTTTTTTCTTTAGGAACCCAATTCGACCTTTGGCATGCTTTTCTTTCCAAATCTTAACCAAGGCTTCATAAGAAGTATCGAATGATTTTACCAATTCATTCTCTTTGATTTCACCACGCAGAAATTCATAAGAATTATCATATAGAGGACTAAAATATATGCCTCTAGCATGTTCAGTTCTAATCAATTCTTTAGGCACATTCATTTTAGAATAGGTAAATGACAATGATCGATTTTTATGGTCACGCTTGTGTGGTTGACCTGATGGTTTCTTTGCAATATACCATTCAAAATATTTTCTCGTATGGTTCTTCTTTAACCATTCTCTAATCAAATAACGAGTATCTCTTTCAGGTTCAAATGATACAGAACCTGAGGTAAATCCCATTGGTTGCCAATGGTCTAGATTATCATATTGCGAT